TGTTCTAACCCAAAAGGATTTTCTCAACGTGCGCACTGTGCGGGAAGAAAAAAAAGAACAAAAGGTGAAGAAATTAAATCGAAACCGATTGAATAATGCCCCAGATCAAAATACACAAAACAGTTGAACAAATTGCAAAAAAGCATCGCCTCGATGTTTCTTTTATACAAAAGCAACTTGAAATGGGGGAACCAATTGAACACGAACATACCCAAGATCACGATTTGGCAAGAGATATTGCTCTTCAACATCTTGATGAAATACCAGACTACTACACTCGTTTGAAGAAGATGGAAGCATCTGCCAAAAAAGAATATAAAAAATCTAAAGATGTTTCTGAAGAAGGTCTTAGAGACTGGTTTGGAAAGTCCAAATCAAAAGATGGAAAATCTGGATGGGTTAATGTTGTAACTGGTGGAACCTGTGCAAGTGATGAACCAGGTGAAGGAGTTCCTAAGTGTGTTTCTTCATCAAAAAGAGCAAGTATGACACCAGCAGAAAGATTATCAGCAGCAAGAAGGAAAAAACTGGTAGATTCCGGACAGCAACAAAAAACTGGTGGTGCAAAACCAACATATGTCCCCACAGATAAACCTAAAAAGAAAATGAACGAAGAAGCAGACAAAAAAGGTAAAGGTAGTGGTAAAAAAGATGCCTGCTATAATAAAGTAAAATCTCGTTATGATGTTTGGCCAAGCGCATATGCATCTGGAGCACTGGTCAAATGCCGTAAAGTTGGTGCCGCAAATTGGGGAACAAAATCGGAAGCAACTGAAGAACAAAGATACTGTCCATTATGTGATAAGAGAGAAACTAGATCAGAATGTTCTTATGGTGGAAAAGCGTGGGATAAAGTTTCTATTAAAGATCATGAATATTCAATGGCAAGATCTGAACTTAAAACTATTGCTGATGCAGTAAAAAGACTTCAAGCAAAGGTAGGTAGGGGTGAGGGTGATCTTGAAGCATGGGTTCAATCAAAAATCACTAAAGCGGCAGATTACATTGATACTGCTGCAGATTATGTTGGAAGTGGTGAAATGGATGAAGCATGTTGGTCAGGATACAAACAAGTTGGAATGAAGAAAAAAGGTAAAAAAATGGTCCCAAACTGTGTACCGGAACAAACAATTGAAGATGTAAATGGAAATACTTTTGCAGAAGTAGTTGATATAATCAAACCAGAACTTATTAGAGGTTTTAAATCGCAAATAAAAGAATCAATTAGACTTCAAGCACAAACAGGAAATATAGTTGCAGTTACTTTATCATGGAGAGGAAAATATTATGCAATTCGTATGTTTTTTCCTCAAACAAAACTTCCATCACGTCAAGAAGTGACTGATGAGATTCAAAAAGTTTATCCTGGAGGAAGGGTAGTATATCATTCAATTTCAGAATTTACTCCTGGACAACCTTTAATTCAAGCAGGATTTCAGGGAGGGGTTGCTGGAAAAATAGGACCATCTAAAAAATATGTACAACCATATAGTGAGCAAGTTGAAATTGGTGAAGATTGGCAAAAAATTAATCGCCAAGATAAAACTGATGGATTGAGCACTTCTGCTGTAAAAGCATACCGTCGTGAAAATCCTGGATCAAAACTTCAGACTGCAGTAACTGAAAAGAAACCAACCGGTAAAAGAGCAAAACGTCGTTCTTCTTTTTGTAGCAGAATGAAAGGTATGAAGTCCAAATTAACTTCTGCAGAGACTGCGAGAGATCCCGATTCAAGAATAAATAGGGCTCTTCGTCGCTGGAATTGTAATTAATGGATAAAATTTTATTATGAGCGACGTATATCTTGGTAATCCTCTTTTAAAAAAAGCAAATACTCCAATTGAATTTACAGAAGAACAAATTATTGAATTTGTTAAGTGTAAAGATGATCCGGTTTATTTTGCAAACAATTATGTAAAAATTGTTACTCTTGATCATGGACTACAAACTTTTAAACCGTATCATTTTCAAGAAAAGTTAATTAATAACTTTCATAAACATAGATTTAATATTTGTAAGATGCCAAGACAGACTGGTAAATCTACCACTGTTGTATCCTTTCTATTGCATTATGCAGTATTCAATGACAATGTTAATATTGGTATTCTTGCAAATAAAGCAGCAACAGCAAGAGAACTCTTAGATAGGTTGCAAACCGCGTATGAAAATTTACCAAAATGGATGCAACAAGGTATCATTGCATGGAATAAAGGATCTTTGGAATTGGAAAATGGAAGTAAGATCTTGGCTGCTTCTACTTCTGCTTCTGCAGTTCGTGGTATGTCTTTCAATATTCTCTTTTTGGATGAATTTGCGTTCGTTCCGAATCACATTGCAGATTCTTTCTTTGCCTCCGTTTATCCTACAATTACTTCAGGTAAACAAACTAAAGTTATTATAGTTTCTACACCACACGGTATGAACCATTTCTACCGTATGTGGCATGATGCAGAAAAAGGTAAAAATGAATATATTTTCACCGATGTTCATTGGAGTGAAGTTCCTGGTCGTGATGAGGAATGGAAAAAGCAAACAATTGCAAACACTTCTGAGCAACAATTTAAGGTTGAATTTGAATGCGAATTTTTAGGTTCAGTTGATACTTTGATTGCACCATCCAAGCTTAGAAATTTAGTTTATGATCACCCTAAGACCCGTAGTGCTGGTTTGGATGTTTATGAGGATCCAGCAGAAGAACATGATTATCTCATTACTGTAGACGTTGCTAGAGGTGTAGGAAATGATTATTCCGCTTTCACGGTAATTGATATTACACAATTTCCACATAAAGTTGTTGCAAAATATAGAAATAATGAGATTAAACCAATGCTTTTTCCAAGTATAATAGAAGAACTTGGAAAAAGTTATAATGAAGCATATGTTTTATGTGAAGTCAATGATGTTGGAGATCAAGTAGCCAGCATTCTCCAGTATGATTTGGAATATAAAAATCTTCTTATGTGTTCTATGAGAGGGAGAGCAGGACAAATTGTTGGCCAAGGATTTTCCGGAAAGAAAACTCAACTTGGAGTAAAAATGTCCAAGACAGTCAAAAAAGTTGGATGTCTCAATCTCAAAACAATGATAGAGGAAGATAAGTTATATTTAAATGACTATGAAATAATATCAGAACTTACTACATTTATTCAAAAACATAATTCATTTGAAGCAGAGGAAGGATGTAATGATGATCTTGCAATGTGTCTTGTAATATATGCTTGGTTAGTTGCACAAGATTATTTTAAAGAACTTACCGACCAAGATGTTAGAAAAAGATTATATGAAGAACAAAAAAATCAAATTGAACAAGATATGTCACCTTTTGGATTTGTTTCTGACGGTCTTGACGAAAATAGTTTTGTAGATCAAGATGGTGATAGATGGTTTTTGGATGAATATGGAGATCGTTCCTATATGTGGGAATACTTATCCTAATGGAATTAGATAAGCAAATAAAACTGGGACACTTATTACTTGTAGATAGAAAATGTAGAGTGTGTCAAGAAGTAAAAAATTTAATAGACGGATTTTATCAAACTCGTAAAGATAAAGGATATGTGACTTCATCATATTCTTACGAATGTAAAGAATGCACGATAAACAGAATAAAAAATTCAAGAAAAAATAAAGAAATAACCTTTAAATGGGAATACCCTGACTGGTGAATTGTTCACTACATATTTCCCGTGTGTAAAGTATATTTTTAATAAATATTTTTTAGATAAACTGAGATTTAACGGAGAAAAACATGGCGACTCCTCAATTATCTCCTGGAGTATTAGTCAGGGAGGTTGATTTAACGGTAGGAAGAGCTGATAATGTTTTAGATAATATTGGTGCAATTGCAGGACCTTTTCCAATTGGACCAGTAGATTATCCAATTGATATTACAACTGAGCAAGACTTAATTAATGTATTTGGTAAGCCAATCTCAACAGATGCTCAGTATGAGTACTGGATGAGTGCTTCATCATATCTTTCATATGGTGGAGTTCTAAAAGTTGTAAGAACTAGTGGATCAACTCTGAACAATGCTAGTGCTGGAGTTGGAATCGCTTCTACTACTAGTTTAAAAATTGATAACTACGATGATTATACCAATAATCATTCAGACGGCACAAATTACACCTATGGCGCAAAGAACCCAGGTTCTTGGGGAAATGGTCTTAAGGTCTGCTTTATTGATGACCTAGCAGATCAAACTCTAGGCATTACGACTACAAGTTTGGTGGGAGTTGGTGCTACTGTCGGTTATGGAGTTACTGTAGCACTTACAAGCCAAGTGATTGCTGGTTCTGGAAGCACTTCTCTGTTTACTGGATACTTAAAAGGTATCATCACTGGTGTAACAACAGATTCAACAAACGGAAACAGCACAATTGATGTAAAGGTTGTTTCAAGAGTTTCTAGTGCTGGAACTGAAACAAAAATTGATTATGCAGAGGGTTCTACTATTGCTGCATTTGCTGCAGGAAATACAATTAGTTTTATTAATAATTCTGGAAGTCAATCTGGATCAGCTACTGTTGCATCGGTTTCAGATTGGTACGGCAACCAAACTCTTGGATTGACAAATGCAACGATTTTCTGGAAAACAATTGCACCAAAACCAACTTCTAATAGGTATTCCTTAGATAGAAATGGTAAAAATGATGGTCTTCATATTGCAGTTGTTGATGATCTTGGAACTATAACAGGAAATCAAGGCACAATAATTGAAAAGCACCTTGGAATTTCAAAAGCACTCGATTCTATTTCCGCTGTCAATTCCCCACAAAAAATTTGGTATAAGCAATATTTGGCAGATTTTTCTGCTCAAATCTATGCAGGAAATAATCCTTCAAGCGCGGCAGATGCTTATTGGGGAACAA